GTGTTCGTTGGAAATAAGACAACAATAAAAAGGAACAAATAAACATGAACCAAGTAACAGAGAAAAAAGAAGGAGCATTGGCAGTCAACTTGTTTGAAGCTGATGCAAATCAAGGTGCTCAAAATATAGCGCAGGAAGATCTTGCGTTACCTTTCCTAAAAATTTTGGGACAACTATCT